ACGGTACTCCTAAGTTGTGGTGGGTGTTTGCTCAGCGTAACATGGATGTATTACAAGACCCTATTTTTGACTTTGTACCAGGAGTACAAATATTTTTGCCAAAGAAGGATAACTTACTAAGAGCCTTAGGAGTTTAATATGGCAAGACGCCCTACTACAGACAGATTACTTGAAGGAATAAATCGAGTCGAAAGCGGTCTTCAACGTATTGAAGAAGCGCAGAACACTTGGAATGAAGCTGTAGCGGCTGTTGAAGACATAAAGGCATTAGGCTCAAACATTGCAGCATCGACTCGCGCTATTGTCTCAGATGCAAAGTCTCTTTTAAATGGAGACTTATTTAAAGGAAGCAGTTTAGCAGGTGCGTTAGCTTCTGCAAACATTTTTCCAGGAGCAAAACCTAATACATTACATCAGTTTAGAAGTTGGAACTACATTTTTGAACTAAGTTGTTTAACTAGAGATCAGTACAATAATGCAGCATACAGATATAGTCCTTCAAGACAAGTTATCTTGCGTAGTGGCGGCGGTGCAAACCCAAAAACTACTACAGATTGGGAAACTAACGGTAAAGTTGAGTACTTTATAGACAATGTTGAAATAAACTGTCATATGGCAAATACTGCATTAACTGGCTCAACTAACGCAACTGGAGTTCAGTTTGATGTAACTGAGCCGCTTTCGATGGGATTATTTTTACAGACATTGCAAAACGCAGCAAGGTCTTGCGGGTTCGAAAACTATCTTGACGCCCCGTTCTTGCTAACAATAGAGTTTGTTGGACATACGGATGCTGATCAAACAATAAACTTACCGGATGCAAAACGATTTATTCCTATTAGACTATATGAAGCTAAAATGAGAGTTAGCGAAGCTGGTACTGTGTACTCTGTTAGAGGTTATCCTTATAATGAACAATCAGTATCAGATCAAGTAAACAAAACACAGTCAAACATTTCTATTAGTGGTCCTGAAGAAGGTGCAGGAACTGTGCAAGAAATGTTACAAAAAGGTGACAACAGTCTTACAGCAGTTATTAACAAGTTTTATGCAAACAGAAAAGCAGACAACCCTAATACGCCTACTGAAGAGATATTTATTGTGTTTCCAAAAGATGAAACAGGCGGAGCCGGTGGATTAGGATTAGGCGGAGCCGGGGCAGCTCTTGACGCAGCCGGATCAGCAGTTGCAACGTCTTCAAGTCTTTTGTCAACAGTAAGTCAAGCAGCAACAGTAACTAACAATGCAGTCGGTGAAGTATCAAGTGCATTATCCGAATGGGGAGTTAATGCTCCTGCATTACAAAACTTACAAAATGATTTAAACAATGCTAGCCAAATAGCAAACCAAGCACTTGATACTATTGGAGCGATTACATCGTTAGGATCTGAGATTAGTTCTACGCTATCAAGTGCATTAAGTAGTATTCCGGGATTACCTGCTCCTAAATCACTTGGCGCACAGCAAGAACGTGCTGGAGAAGCCGATGCTGCTATTGCAGAAGCACAATCATCGGCTGATGGCTATCAAATAGGCGGAGTCTCGGCAGCACGAGAAGGCGAAACTAATAGTCTTGTTCAGAGTGAGGATACACTCAACGACATAGGTTCTAGTGAAATGGGGTTTGCTACTGAGAGTGGCGGAAATGTACCACAACCGAATCCAGGAGAATCTTGGGACGAAGAAAATAATGTGTTTAAACGTGGTAACACTACTATTTCTCCTAATAGACGAGTTTATTCGTTCCCGCAAGGTGTAAAGATTACTAAAGTTATTGAAGAAGTTATTATTTCATCAAAGTACGGACAAGATTTTTTAGAAAGAGTCGACGACAAGGGCTTTGTTGATTGGTTTACAATAGATACACAAGTTTATCTTGTAGGCTCAAGCGCAGATGCTGCTCGCGGCGGTGAAAGTAAAGTTTATGTTTATAGAGTTATTCCTACAAAAGTACACTCTAGTAAGTTTAGCGCACCAACAGCAAGCCCGGCAGGTTATTCTAATATAGCCCCTAATGTAACAAAGGTATATGATTACATTTATACTGGAAAAAACAAAGACATTATAGATTTTAATATCGAGTTTAACATGGCTTTCCATACTGTTATGCAAGCCGACTTTGGTAACAGTGCAAATACTGCTACAGGTATGACAACTAGTGAAGACGTTGACAGAAACGCAGTTGAGTCAACAGCAACAGCTCCACCGGAAGGTACCGCAGCAGGCTTGAGAACACAACCTACATATAACGGCAGTGTTGCACCCGTCGGTGGCGGCGCAGAATCTGCACCAGTAAGAAATGCAAGACAGTTCCATCAAGCAATATTAGACAGTCAAGCAGATATGGTTGAGTTAGATATGACAATATTAGGCGATCCTTATTTCTTGTCTGATGGCGGGTTTGGAAACTATACAGCAGATTTAGGTGCAGCTACAACAATAACAGCAGATGGTACTATGGATTATCAGCGCACTGAGATTGATGTTGCAGTTAACTTTAGAACACCGCTTGACTACGGTGGCCCGGGTGGATTTATTGAAATGCTAAGTGATAGTGTTCCAGTTTCCCCGTTTAGTGGATTATACATGGTAACAATGGTTACTAATCAGTTTCAACAAGGAGAGTTTAGACAAGAACTCCATCTTGTAAGAAGACGCAACCAGGGCGATTTAACAGCACCATCAGGCGGCGGTGGCGGCATGCTAACAGTAAGAGAAGAACAGCCTGAAAGAGCGATTACAGATACACAAGGATCAACATAATGCCACAAGAAAGTAGAACGCCAGATGCAGCTACAGGCGCACCAAAAGACCCTGGTCCCTTTAGAGCTGTTGTTGTAAAAACATTAGATAGTACATATATGGGTACAATAGTAGTTCAACTTAAAAAGGAAACTGCTTCAGGCGATGCTGTTGGTGAAGATTCAACTATGTATCATGCAAAGTATCTAAGTCCTTTTTATGGAACTACTGGTAAACGCCATCTTAAGAAAAATAAAGATTATAATAGCACACAGCAAAGTTATGGTTTTTGGATGGTTCCGCCTGATCCAGGAACAGAAGTTCTTGTTGTATTTGTAGAAGGTACAACTAAAGAATGTTTCTGGATAGGCTGCATACAAGATGACTACATTAATATGCAAGTACCAGGTGTAGCACCTGCTACTGATGTACGTTGGAAAGACGATGAGCCGGGTGACATTACAGGCAAGCGTTTGCCTACAGGTGAGATAAACACTCTATTAGAAGATAATAAACCTAATAGTGATGCTACAAAAATAAAACGTCCATATCATCCGCATCAAGCAGCATTTTTGCAAGAGCAAGGATTGCTCGAAGATTGGGTCAGAGGAACAACAACTTCAAGTGCAAGACGAGACATCCCGTCGGCTGTATTTGGATTTAGTAGTCCAGGACCGTTAGACAAAACTGGACCTAAAGGACCGTATGGTACTAAGAATGATAACATACAACGACATACTGTAAGACTTGGCGGCACAAGTCTTGTAATGGACGATGGTGACGAATCCTTAATAAGAAAGAAACCTGCAAGCGAAGGGCCACCGGAGTATGCCGCAGGTGAAACAACTAATATCCCTCACAATGAACTGTTTAGAATACGTACTAGAACAGGGCATCAAATATTATTACATAACTCTGAAGATTTGATTTATATTGGTAATGCTAGGGGTACTAGTTGGATTGAAATGACGTCTAATGGTAAGATTGATATCTATGCACAGGACAGTGTTAGTATACATACCGAGAATGACTTTAACTTTAAAGCAGGTAGAGACGTTAATATTGAAGCAGGTAATAATGTTAATATAAGTGCAGGACAAAGTATTGTAAGTCAAGCAGGAGCAGACTGGAGCGTGAGAGCAGAAGGTAGCGGATTATTAACTGCACAAGCAACTGTTAATACTTACAGCGGCGGCGACACAATGATTACCGCAGGTGGTACTTCAAATATTAGCAGTGCAGGACATTACGAAACGGCTGATCCTATCCACATGAACGGACCAACAGCAGCAACAGCAGCACAGGCTGGCTCAGCTAGCAAACCAGTGCGTGTTCCGTTGCACGAACCATGGTTTGGACATGAGCATTTAGACCCGGAAGCAGCGACTCCGGATAATACCGCAGCGGCAGTAGGTGAAGGTGAAGAAACAGAAGAAATATCAGGTACTACTAGAGAAAGTGAACTTGCAGATCTTGACAAAACAAGATTCCCTGAAGAACCGCCTGCCTTTCCAACTATAACAGATACATTTAAGAGGTAAGACATGCCATTAGTAGCTAGAGGAAACGAAGCAGACGTAGTAAACACAGGACACGCTTCATGTGTAGTACCTATTGACATTGCAACTCTAAGCGGTAGCGAAGATGTATTTGTTGCTAACGAACCAGTACACAGATTTGATGATACTAATACACCTCACGATCATTGTCCTCCAGTTAAAAGTACAAAAATAAACAAAGCTAGTGAAACAGTTTTTGTAAACAACAGGGCTATTGCTAGGCTAGGCGACACATACGATTGTACAGCATATGTTAAAACAGTAACACAGTCTAATGTTTATGCAGACGGTGAATAAAGGGGGCTAAATACGTTATGGCAGATCAAAGAATATACAAAGATGTAGTTGTGAAAGCACCAAAGAAGGCACAGGCTCCTGTAAAAAGCAGAGCATATAGAGGTGTGTCTAGTGTTGGTAAAACAATCAGCAACTCAGTAACATATGACCTTGAGCTTATTAAACAAGATTTAATAAATCATTTACATATTCGTCAAGGCGAAAAGTTAGAAAATCCAGAGTTTGGAACTATTATCTGGGACTTGTTGTTTGAGCCGCTAACTGAAGATCTTAAAGAAGCTATTGCTAACAATATTACAGAAATAATCAACTACGATCCTCGAATACAAGCTGATAATATCTTTGTTGACGAGTACGAGTCGGGCATAATCATTGAGTGTGAACTATCTTACTTGCCTTATAACATATCCGAACAGTTGGTATTTAAGTTTGACGAAGCAAACGGCTTACTAGATTAAGTACGTAGATATCTCAAACAAATAAATACATTATACTAAGTTAAGGTAAGAAAGCACATGTCAACAACTAACAGACAAAACAGATTATTGGTAGCAGAGGATTGGAAACGAATCTATCAAAGCTATCAAAATGCAGACTTTAAATCTTATGATTTTGATAATCTAAGACGCTCAATGATCAACTACCTGCGTAATAACTATGCAGAAGATTTCAACGATTATATTGAATCAAGTGAATACTTAGCACTCATTGACCTTATTGCTTTCTTAGGTCAAAACCTTTCTTTCCGTATTGACCTTAATGCAAGAGATAACTTTCTTGAACTAGCAGAGCGCCGCGAAAGTGTGTTGCGTATTGCTAGAATGCTTTCTTATAATCCGAAGCGCAACAAAACTGCAAACGGATTGTTACGCCTTGAAACAGTTCAAACTACTGAAAGTGTATTTGACAACAACGGCACTAACCTTAGCAATGTTACAGTTGAATGGAATGACAGTTCAAACCCAGACTGGAACGAACAGTTCAACAAGATTCTTAACGCAGCATTTACTAAACGCAATCCAGTAGGAACTCCGATTCAGCAAGACACTGTTGGCACAGTTATTACTAGCAGCTATAAAGTAAATGCAAAAGGCAGAAAAGTTCCAATCTACGGCTTTAATAAAAATGTTGATGGTAGAAACTTAAACTTTGAAGTAACAAGTTGTAAACTCGAAAGTGGTGCTATTGTTGAAGAATCACCGTTACCGGGAAACAATCTAACAGTATTATTTAGAGACGACGGGTCGGGCCCAGGAAGTGCTAACACAGGATACTTTGTACATTTCCGTCAAGGTACTTTACAAAATGCAAACTTTATTGTAGACAATCCAAGTAATAACCAGGTAGTAGCTCTTGATGTAGAAAACATTAACAATGACGACTTATGGTTATATCAACTTGATTCTAACGGTAATGAACAAACACTTTGGACAAAGGTCGATGCTGTCGAAGGCAACAACGTAGTTTATAACTCATTAAACAAAAATCTTAGAAACATATATTTCCCACAAACACGAGTTAGCGATAAGGTTAACTTGGTGTTTAGTGATGGTACTTTTGGTAACTTACCAAAAGGAAACTTCCGTGCATACTACCGTACTTCGCAAAATGCTGCTTACAGTATTTCGCCAAAGAATGTAAGAAACGTTGCAGTAAACATTCCTTACATTAGTTCAAGCGGTAAAGTTGAAACATTAAGTTTAAATCTACAGTTAACAACAACTGTGTCAAATGCTGCCGGTTCTGAATCAAACGCAGATATTAAGATTAATGCTCCTGCACTTTACTATACTCAAAACAGAATGATAACTGGCGAAGATTATAATATTGCTCCGCTAGCAGTTAGTCAAGACATTGTTAAAGTAAAAGCAGTAAACCGTGTTTCTAGCGGTTTTAGTAGATATTTTGATCTAAAAGATGCAACTGGAAAATATTCTAATACTAACATATATGGCAACGACGGCATTGTTTATAGAGAAGAGTTTTTAGAAAAAACCGAGTTTAGTTTTACTAATAAAACAGAAGTTGAAGATGTTATATACAACACTATAACTCCTATTATTAGAAGTAATACAGTAAGAAACTATTACTATAAAAACTTCCCGCAGACTGACATGATTGCTTACAACACAGAGTTTGTTCAAGTAACAAGTGAAACAAACTTGTCAACTGGATATTTTATTAATACAAACGACAACAGTCTTTATAAAGTAGGCCCGTCATACACCGGCGGTAACTTTAAGTTTATACAGCCTGGCGCAATGTGTAAGTTTATTGCACCAGATGGTTATTACTTTGATACTAACAACGACAATGCGTTAGTTGCTGGAGATCCAGCAACAGCAGTTGGAGCAGCTTCATACGTATGGACAAAGGTTGTATCTGTATTAGGCGACGGAACTGCAAATGGTTCCGGTATATCTAGCGGCGTAGGTGCTATTAGCTTTAGTGATGTTATTCCTGCTAGAATAGGTACTACAACCGTTGTTGGTCCTATCTTACAAAAAATCATTCCTAAACTTTCACAGGGACTAATATCAGATATTGCAAATAAAGCAATAGACTTAATATTTGCTTACAAGACATTTGGTCTGCGTTATGACTTACCAACCGCTACTTGGAAGATTGTTTTAAGTGACAACATTAATACATCAGCTCCGTTTAGTTTAGGTAAATCTGGTGATAATACTAATCAAAACCTAGATGCTAGTTGGTTAATACTTTTTGAAACTAGTGGATCAAAATATACTGTTACATACAGAAACTTGCGTTATATTTTTGAAAGTATAGAAGAAACACGATTCTTCTATGATAGTTCAGATAAAGTTTACGATAGTAAAACTGGTAAAGTTGTTAAGGATAAGATTAGTGCATTAAGTATTAACACACTTCCTGAATCAACAACTCCATTTACTAAAAACTTTGATTGGGAAATCGTAGCAGAATACAAAGAGCCTACAGGTTATGTAGATACTAAAAAGATACAAGTAACATTTTTTGATAGCGACGACGACGGAGTAGTTGACGATCCTGACATCTTTGATCAGCTAGTTGCTCCTACAGTAAACAAAGAAAATAAGTTTGTTATACAACAAAGACAAACTAATATAGACCGTGTTGAAGAATGGAAGTTTATTGACATTTCTGAAGCAAATATTATTATATTAGAAAATGAAGCAGCAATGCAATCAGTTACTAACTATAATAACAACCAGCTATTTTATTTTATACAAACTAATGTGTTTAAAACATTAAACACAGTAAATGCACGTTTAACTATTAATAATAACTATAGAGCGTTTGTTGGACGTAATGGTATTAAGTTCCATTATGTTCATGCTGCTGATTACAATCAGCGCATCGATCCTAGTGCAAGCAACATTATCGATTGTTACTTGTTAACACGAAACTATGACGTTGAGTTTACACGTTGGCTCAAAGGCCTGCGTGAAGAAAAACCTCTTCCGCCTAGCACTAATCAGATGTATTACGACTACGGACAGCAACTTAACAACATAAAGTCGATCAGTGATGAAATAGTTTACCATCCAGTAAACTATAAAGTGTTGTTTGGTAATAAAGCAGAATCGGAGTTACAAGCATCTATTAAAGTTGTTAAAAACACCGAAACTGTTGTTAGTGATAATGACATTAAAACACGTATAGTTGTTGCAATCGACGAGTTCTTTGATATACAAAACTGGGACTTCGGCGATACATTTTATTGGAGTGAGCTAAGTGCATACATAACATATAACTTAGCACCAGATATTGTAAGTGTTGTTATTGTACCTGAAGATGCAAGTGCTGTATTTGGATCTCTTTTCCAAGTTAACAGCGAAAACAACCAAATATTTAAAAGTGGCGCAACAGTTGACACTATCGAAATAATAGACGAAATAACAGCAGATAAGATTAAAGCTAGTGGTACAGTTACATATGCTTCAACTTCTGCAACTAACATAACTTCAGCAGCATTTAATGGATAACGGAGATAGCTAATAATGGCAAAAGATCAAGAAGAAATCAATCTTCCAGGCGAGAACAGCGACAATAGAAAAACTTCGTTAGATCTATTACCTAAGTATTTTAGAACTAACACAAATAAAAAGTTTTTGTCTGCAACACTTGATCCTTTAATACAGGACGGTGTTATTGAAAAAATAAATGGCTATCTAGGTCGAAAAACTACTAAATCGTTTTCTACTAGCGATAACTACATTCCAGATATTTCTGCAGATAGACAGCATTATCAGCTTGAGCCTGCTCTAGTTGTTAAAGATAATAACGAAAATGTAACTTATTATAAAGATTACAATGACTACATTAATCAGATCAAAGCATTTGGCGGATTAACTAATAATCACAGTCGTATAAATGCCCAAGAGTATTATTCATGGGATCCTCGTGTTGATTGGGACAAACTAGTTAACTATAGAGAATATTACTGGGTAAGCCAAGGACCGGTTTCTATTAGTATTGCTGGACAAGAAAAAGGCATTACTAGCACATACGGTGTTAGTATAGTTAACGATGGTGACAATAATGCGTTTGTTTTCAACCCAGATGGACTAACACGTAATCCTACAATAAAACTTTATAGAGGTCAAACATACAAGTTTGAAGTAAATCAAAAAAATAATCCTTTTTGGATTAAAGTTAAAAAAACTAAAACTGGGTTTGAGTACAACGAAAATGTAGAAAACAACGGTGCGCAAGTTGGTACAGTAACTATTACCATTGACCAGAACACTCCTGACATTCTGCACTATGTAAACACTAACGACTTGTCAGCAGCCGGTGTTATTCAAGTACTGTCTATCGAAGAAAATACTAAGATAGATGTTGAAAAAGAAATAGTTGGTAAAAAAGATTATCAACTAAAATCAGGACATTATTTAAGTACTGGCATGAAAGTAAACTTTTTAGGTGACGTTACTCCTGAAAAGTATGCTAAAGGCAACTGGTATGTTGAAGGTGTAGGAAAAGAGATTATTCTAGTTAGCGAACAAGAGCTAGAGACACTATATCCTGGACAATCTCAGATTGAACTACAGTTTGACGATATTGCGTTTGATATTAGTCCTTTTGATCAAAACTCGGAAAAATCTAAAGACTACATTACTATTAACCGTGCAGCGTATGATGGCAACCACTGGAGTAGAGCAAATAGATGGTTCCATAAAGATGTAATCTTACAAAGTTATGAGATATCAGGAATACCTCCAGTTATCGATCAAGCGTCACGTGCTACTCGTCCTATTATTGAGTTTATTCCTGGAATAAGACTTTATAACAACGGTTGGAATAGAGCGGGCGATGTTGATTTAGTTGACACAGTTACTACTGATATTATGTCAGATATTGAAGGTACAACTGGTTACTATGTTGATAACATTAACTTAGTCGAAGGCATGCGAGTTATCTTTACAGCAGATAACGATTTGCTAATAAGAGATAAAGTTTTTACTGTAAACTTTGTTAGATTTAATAACGAGCGTATCATTACACTAGTTCCTGACGAAACAGAAAATAGCATAGGGGATACTATTGTTGTTAAGTCTGGTAAAAATAATCAAGGTAAACAGTTTTGGTTTAACGGCTCAAACTGGACAGAAGCACAACAAAAGACATCTACTAACCAAACACCGTTGTTTGACTTATTTGATGCCGACGGCAATAGTTTAAGTACTGC